AGATTCCGGTTATACAGATGATTTGGTAATGGCTTTGGTAATGTTTTCTTGGGCGGTTACAGAGGATTTTTACAAAGAATTAACAAAAACAGATTTTAGAAAAGAGCTTATTACTAAATATGTGGAAGAAAAAGAAGAGGATATGCCATTAGGAATTATTGTGTCATCACCAGAAATAGAACAAAGACATTTATATGGTGATGCAGAAATTGTGGAATGGATATGATAAAACTTCAATTTTAATAAATATTGTAAGTAAAAAAGGAGATTGAAAATGCCAAATTTTTCACTCAGTCCATCAGTTGAAGTTCGTGAAGTAGATCTCACGACAACTATTCCTGCTGTTCCAACTTCTATTGGAGCAATTGCAGGCCCGTTTACATGGGGGCCAGTAGAAGAGATTCGTATTATTACTACAGAAGATGAGCTGGTAAAGACATTTGGAAAGCCAAATGACAGTAATTATGTCACATTTCTTTCTGCTGCCAATTTTCTTTCATATTCTTCAAATTTGAGAGTTGTTCGTGTTGTTGGTTCAACAGCAAGAAATGCTGTAACAAGCGGAACAGCTCTTTTGATCAAGAATGAAACAGATTATATTGCCAATTATTCTAACGGTTCAGCTACTGTCGGAACTTGGGCAGCAAAATATCCGGGTGTTCTTGGAAATTCATTGAAGGTTTCTATTTGTGATAAAAATGGATACAATTCAACCCTGACTGAAACTGCAACTGGTACTGCTAATTCAACCACTGTCACAATGTCAGGTGATGTTTCAACCAAAATTGTGGTTGGTGATTGGCTTCAGTTTGGTACAACCGATACTACTAAGTATCAGGTTGCATCGGTTTCAACAACTACAGTTACTCTTACAAGTCCTCTTAAGAGTGCTTTGTCAGCAGCATCAACCACAAGATATTGGGAATATTATCAGGCATTTCAAAGTGCTCCGGGCACCAGTTCTTATGCTGCTGGCAAGGGAGCTACCAATGATGAAATTCATGTGGTTGTTGTAGATCGTACAGGATTGATTTCTGGCGTTCCCGGCCAAATTCTGGAAAGATTTCCTTTTGTATCCAAGGCATCAGATGCCAGAACAGATGAAGGAACTTCAAATTATTACAAAAATGTAATTAATACCAAATCCCAGTATATTTGGTGGATGAATCATCCAAACACAGCAACAGACTGGGGTTCAACAACTCTGACAGTATCTGGCGGAACTTTTGATGTTTTGCCTCTGCCAGAAACAGTTAATTTGACCGGAGGTGTTGATGGTACAGTTTCTTCGGCAGATGAAATTCGTGGTTATAGTATGTTCAAACAAGGTGATGCTGTTGATGTAAATTTGGTTATTACAGGTGGAGCTTCACGGGCCACTGTAGTTGACATTATTTCTAATCTTGTTGAAGTCAGAAAGGATTGTCTTGCATTTGTTTCTCCCGCATTGTCTGATGTTTTGGATAATGCCGGACGGGAAGTTGCCAGTATCAGAACTTGGAGAAATAATCTTCCTTCAAGTTCTTATGTTGTAGCGGATTGCAATTGGAAATATCAGTATGACAAGTATAATGATACTTTCCGTTGGGTTCCTCTGAATGCTGATATTGCCGGACTTTGTGCTCGTGTAGACGCTGAAGGCTATCCGTGGTATTCCCCTGCCGGATATACAAAAGGACAGATCAAGAATGTAATCAAGCTTGCTTGGAACCCGGGCGCAAAGGCTGTTCGCGATGAACTTTACAACATGGGAGTGAACCCGGTTGTATCATTTGCAGGCCGGGGAACCGTTCTGTATGGCGACAAAACTATGCTTAGCAAGCCAAGTGCATTTGACAGAATTAACGTTCGCAGGCTGTTTATTGTTCTTGAAAAGGCAATTGCAACAGCTGCTCAATATACACTGTTTGAACTGAACGACGAATTTACCAGAGCACAATTCAAAGCTTCTGCTGATGCTTATTTGAGAGAAGTGAAAGGTGCACGAGGAATTTATGACTTCCTCGTTGTTTGTGACACTTCTAACAACACACCACAAGTTATTGATTCCAATAGTTTTGTTGGTGACATTTATATCAAGCCAGCAAGAAGCATTAATTACATTCAGTTGAACTTTGTGGCTGTAGCTACAGGAGTCAGTTTTAGTGAAAGAGTTCTTGGCAGGTCTCTTGGTTAATTTTTGAATAAATAGAAAGAAATAAGGAGACTAAAAATGGCTTTTAACGTAAACGAATTTAAAACACGGCTGATCAGGGAAGGTGCGCGTTCAACACTTTTTAACGCATATATTTTCTTTCCTCCAGCCGTCGCAAACGCTGGTTCAGGAATTCAAGATTTTACATTTACCTGTAAGGCGGCTCAGTTGCCTTCACAACAGGTAGGTGTAATTGAACTTCCTTATTTCGGCAGACGAATAAAGGTTCCGGGCGACAGAACATTTATTGAATGGACTGTTACCGTTATTAATGATGAAACTTTTTCTGTCAGAAATGCTTTCCAGCTTTGGTCAAGCGCTATCAATTCTCACGTTGGAAACTTGAGAGACCGGGCATCTATTTATGGAAATGCTTTGGTTGTCCAGTATTCAAAGGTTGGTGATCCAATCAAGCAGTACAGACTGATTGACGTTTGGCCAGCAGATATTTCCGCGATTGACGTATCATGGGAAGCCAATGATACTGTTGAGGAATTTACAGTAACTCTACAGTATAATTGGTGGGAAGATGAAACCACTGATTCTGTCGGAGTAGCTTCTACCGTTGAAAACGTTGGATTTGGATTTGTTTGATTATTTTCCAGCATAAATAAAAGCTGGAGTCAATATGGCATTTATAGATAATCTTAATTTCTTTGGATTTCGTCTAAAAAGAAAATCCGAAGAAGAGGAACAAAGAAAGCAACTTTCTCTTCTCCCCTCTGTTGACCCTACAGAGGGGAGATTTGTTACTGGAGCAACAAATCGTTATTATTATTCTTTTGGAATAAATGATTCATATAATCAGGAAGATTTGATTAAAAAATACCGGGAAATTTCAATGTGCCCGGAAATTGAAAATGCAATTGATGAAATTGTTAATGAAGTATTTTTTATAGGTGATAATACACAACCTGTTGATATTGTTTTGGATGATCTGGATTATAATGATACTACAAAAAATAAAATAAGAAAAGAATTTGAAAATATTTTAACAATTCTTAACTTTTCTGAAAATATGTATGAATATTTCAAACGTTGGTATATTGATGGTGCAATATATTTTAATGTTGTTATTGACAAAGATAATCCTTCCGAAGGAATTGTTGATTTGAGATATGTTGATGCAATGAAAATAAAGAAGGTTTTGGAAGTTAAAAGTGAAAAACGTCTGGGAGGAATCGTTCCAATTCCTGATGATTATGAAGAATTTTTTTATTTTGATAATAAATTAAAAATTCCGGTAGATTCTATTGTATATTCTACAAGCGGGTTGACCAAAATTGTGGATTCAGGTAATCCTTTGATACAGAATGTTTTGAATCTTTCTTACTTACATAAGGCAATTAAGCCATTTAACCAGCTTAATATGTTGGAAGATGCTGCTATAATTTACCGCATTTCCAGAGCACCGGAAAGACGTGTTTTTAAAATTCCTGTTGGAAATGCTCCTCGTCATAAACAGGAACAATATTTGAATGAAATAATGCAAAAATTCAAAAATAAAATTGCTTATGATCCTGCTACCGGAGAATTGAGAGACGCTACCAAAGTTATGTCAATTCTTGAAGATTTCTGGATTCCCGTGCCAGAGGGAACAACAGGAGCTGATATTTCAACACTTCCGGGTGGCCAGAATCTGGGTGAAATTAATGATATTAATTATTTTAAAAAGAAATTATATAACAGTTTGTATGTTCCCCTTTCCCGATTTTCTGATGTTACAGACGGTGGTGGACAGCAAACCTATTCGGCCCGTACTACAGAAATTATTCGTGAAGAAATAAAATTTAGTAAATTTATTCAACGTCTCAGAAACCGTTTTTCCAAAATTTTTCTTCAGGCGCTCAGAATTCAGCTTGTTTTAAAGGGTGTTATTGATCTTGATGATTGGGAAAATAATTTCAAAAATAAAATCAGATTTGATTTCAAGAAAGATTCTCATTTCTTTGAATTTAATGAAGCTGAAATTGTTACACGCAGAATTGAACTTGCATCTGCTGCTTTACAGCTTGAAGGATATTTTTCAAAGAAATATATTCAAAAGAAATTTCTTAAACTTTCTGATGAAGAAATCAAGGAAATTGAAACTGATTTGCAGAGTCAGAGCAAGAAAGATACTGAAAGCGGGTTTGAGCCTTCATCAGGATTTATGGGAGGAAGTCCATCTTCCTTTGAAAGTCCAGAAAGTAGATCTCAATTTGGAAGTTCTTCATTAATAGAGCCAGAGCCTTTAGAATCTTCAAAAGAAGAACCTGAAACAGGAACGGAAGATACTGAAATTCTCGGCGGAACAGGAACTGAATCAAATATTCCGCCAAAAGAGAAAATTTAATAAAAATGCTAAAAAAGAGGTAAAAATAAATAACTGAAGAAAAAGGAGAAGATACAGTGAGCAATTTTACAAATAGATTTAAGCTAAAAAAGTTTGTTGAAGAATTTCGCAAGGGTGATCTTCAGGTATCTGAAAATTATTTAAAGAATGTTCTTTCGGCAAAAGTTGCGGAAAATTTATTTAAACAAAAGAAAGAATTTATCAAAAAACTGAATGAACAGGAACAACAAAAGAATTTTCGCCCTATATGGAAAATTGCTGAAAAAATAAAGAGAGATTGGAAAAAGCCATATTTCGGTGCAATTCCTTATCTTGAAGCAATGTCAGAATTAAATTCTATTTCTGACAAATATTATGATGAAGATGCTAAAAGTATTATCAGATACTTTTTGGCAAATTCATCTTCATGGAAGGGAGAAACTGCAAGACGAATCAAGGAAGAGCTTCGTCAAATGGTTTCTTCAGTTGAAGAAAAATTGAATCTGGATGAAGGATGTAGTTGTAAACACAAAAAGTTTAATGAAAAAGAAGAGAACGAAGAATATGAAGAGCCAGAAGAGCCTGTATCAGAAAAAGAAGATTCTTTAATCGGTCTTATGCGTTCAACAATGAATAAAATGAAAAATGAAAGTGAAGAAATGCCTAAAACACCAAATGTTGTTTCAAAAAATAAATCTTCAAAAAAGAAACCTGAAGTTTTGATAGATCAGGATGAAAATTTACAACACGACACTTTGTTGGCAGATACAGACGATGTTGAAACACTGAGTGATGCTGTTGTTAAGTGGATCAGAACTATTGGGGCTGCTCCTGTTCGGGCAGAAAATTCTCCTGTTGAAGGTAGTGTCAGATATCGTGGTGTGACATGGAAGATGAAGTATAACGGAAAATATCCAAAGGGAATTGTTTTTATTTTGACAAATTTGAGAAGTAATAAATCAGTTGAAATTGTTGCAAAAACTCTTAATGATCTTAAACAGAAGGTTTTGAACGAGATTACAGGCCGGAGATAATATATGGCAAATGTCACTGTCTTGAAAGAATCTTTATATGAATATATTATTTTGGTAACAGGAAGCATACAGGAGACAAATACAAAAATTGTTGATGCTTCCACTCTTGCCAATGCTAAGGTAGGGCTAACTTTTCATCATTTACCTCTTCGTGAAATTGTCTGGAGTATTGGATCTTCAGCAATTTTAACAGTTATTTGGGAAGGATCACCCAATCTTCCGTTTTTATATTTGTCAGGTTCTGGAACTATAGAGCTTTCAGATAGAATTGGTGTAAAAATTAAAAATACTGCTACAAATGCAACGGGTGATGTTCTTATTTCTACAAGTGCTGCTACTCCATATACATTAATTGCAGTATTTGAAAAAAGTCTTGAATCTTATGACAAGACAGATAAATTCAATTATTAAAATTTTAATAGAAAATAACGAAGGTTGTTCGCTTCTTATCGAAAGACGTGTAAAACTAAGTTCTTATATTGCAAGAGTTGACAGAATAAAACGAGGAAAAATTCAAAGAAAAAAATTGATGTCTATCCGAAAAGGTTATAAGATTGTAGGAAAAAGAATAAAAAGAATGTCAACTTCTGAAATTCGCAGAAGAAAAATTGCTATGCGCAGAGCCGTATTTAAACGTCGCAATAAAAGATCCAAATCTTTATTGAAAAGAAGATTATCATATCTTAGAGGTAAAAGATTAGGATTGTATAAATAATTAATATGAAATTAATCAGACAATTGTCAGAAAACATCTCATACTCAACTTCAGGACATGGTTCAGATAAGGAATATTTTATAGAAGGAATTTTTTTGCAAGGAGATATTGTAAACCGGAATAACCGGATGTATCCTCAAGAAGTTCTTGATAAAGCTGTAAATGAATATATTGAAGAAAAGGTAAAACATAACAGAGCCTTTGGTGAATTGAATCATCCAAAAGATGGTACTCCTGAAATTGATTTGGAAAGAGTTTCTCATTTAATTGTAGATTTGTCAAAAGATGGTAGTAACTGGAAAGGAAAAGCCAAAATTTTTGATACTGATAAAGGAAAAATTGTCAAGGCTATTATTTCTGGTGGTGGAAAATTGGCAGTATCTTCCAGAGCACTTGGTTCTGTAAAAAGAAAAGATGGGGTTGATATTGTTGAAGATTTA